GGGGTAAGGTCGCATTTGACAGTACTTGCTTGCCACTCTTTTAACCTAAGGAATGTTTCTACGATCCTCGATCCGAAGACATTCCTAATCGTGGTGCTTCTGATGACCACCACGTCGTCGCAGAGGGTTGCGCGTGTATCACCGACCTAGCGATGTTCTCAGTGGCTTACTACCACTGCAGGACGCCTGATGGGAGACCTTCATTCGTGAATGTATTCCACTTCGAGTGTGGCGACTTGAATTTGCATTATGCAATTGATTGTCGCGTAGAACCACTCGCAGACAGGCAAGAATTCCTGATAGCAGTCCCTAGACTGTCTAACGCGGACCTAGAGCTCATTGACGACCCTTCTCTTCGGAGACAGTGGTCCGATTGGGTACTTCTAGAATTCAACGAAAGCCCCACCCGCGCGGTGTCATACGCCTGCACCCTTGTGAAGGCAGTGCACCCAGCGGGTTACCGGCCCATCCTGAGTCCGTGTACCTGGTGGAATTTAGAAACAGACGAAGATGAACTCTGGCATGAACCCGTTTTCCGGGCTCCCACAATTCGTCGAGTCTGATTTCGACCCCACCAATCCCCTACACCACATCAGATCCATTTCAACGTGGGGGAAATTCGAATGGATAGCCTTAGTGCTTATTTTGTGCACAGTCCGAGTACTGTGCCAGATCGCAATATGGGCTTCATCCCCGCTGATAACAGCCGCTTGTTATCTACTAATGTCTGCATACAACACCGTGGAATGGTGCACTCAGACTATGTGGCAACATGCGACAGCAGACTTTCCAGTACCAGCCCCAGTGAAGCGGGCCCCGGCTTTCATTAAGCTCGAGGGCCCTGTGAACCTCCGGACTGTAGACGGCGTGATAGGCATGTTTGGCTATATCGACGTCTGCGGAACCAAAATCGAAATACTGGTGAACACCGAGTGGCAATCCTTCCTCCCCGACGCGATAATTAGAGCGGAGAAGAAGGAGGCTGCTGTGGACTTCAGCGTGGTGTCTTCCTTGGAACCAAGGAAAGAGCCCGCTTCCCTGGTGTCTCTCCAAACAGAGGACGGAACACACATAGGCTGCGGCGCTCGAGTGAACTATCATGGCAAAACTATCTTACTCACTTGTGCGCACGTACTGTCCACCGCTAGACGCGCCTTAGGCGGTCGCTTGTTTATATGCAAGCAGCATAGCGACGGAACCATGATGAGAATGGAGATGCCATCGACCGCATACATCGTATTCGGCCACGCAGACCCCACTTTCGATGCTGTCGGCATATGCCTGGACAAATCCGACATTCCCAGCCCCATCTGGAGCAAGTTAGGAGTCGGAACCGCTACGGTGAAGAAACCCCTCGTTGAGAGAGTTACTGTCACCACCTATGGTTACACTCACACGCGTAATACGTGGCAGAGTTCCTGCGGCCAGGCTATAGTTTGTGATGTACCAGGCACCTTTATCCACAACTGTTCCACAGAAGTGGGATGGAGTGGAGCCCCTTTGTATTCTACCTCCAACCAAATAGTTGGACTACACAGAGGTGCACACGTGTTTGGTCGTAGCAATGCAGCTACAATCCTCTTCCCGGTCTTTGAGAAGTCCGAATCTGCTGTGAAAAGCCCCGGCTTCGCAGAGATTATAGATGAAGAGATGGATTTTCGCGAGGAAGTCGTTTCAATTGACCTAGTTGGTCGTGGCCGTTATCGGTACACCAACTCGGAATTTTCCAGACCCCGCGAGACCTTGCAGCAAATGGAGGCCAGACTTAGTAGTGGCGGTAAAGTGTTATGGAGTGACATGGCAGACGAAACACTAGTCAGTGATCTCAGAGACCAGTTCTATGAGAGCAACGATTCTTTAAACTGCCAGCGGGGGTCGGAAATCCTCCCGACCCCCTCAACTCCCGCGTCGGAGCCGCAAGTGCCCGCTTCCTCGCGCAGCCTCCCTCCTCCTCGGCGGACTCCTATCTTGGTCACACAAGAGGATTCGCCCAGTACTACTTTGGCCCGCCCCGGGCTTGCGTCCTGCCCTGCAGCGACGCCCCCCCCGGCTTCACTCACGCCACCTTCAGTGGCGCCTACGGCCAAGATGCCCCAGCAGTTAGTGGAGCAGAACCCACCCCAGTGGGAGTGCCCGCCCAGACCCGAAAGCCCTCATCCCTTAGTGGATCAGGCCGACCAGCTCTGGACTGCAATGACCGACATTCAGTACGCAACGGAGAATTTGGGAGATATCCCACAGAAACTATCGCAGTTGGAACAGCAACAGGCTCATCTTCAACTGGAGATCAGCCACAAGATAGCGGAAATGGGGATGCAGTTAGAAAACAAGCTACTCAGCAAGTTCGGTGTTCAAACGGAATGCCTCTCGTCGAAGTTGGACGATCTAATGTCCGCTTTCGCGAATGCGCATCGACCTCAGTCTCCGGAGCCCTTAAGACGGCAAAGGAGTCCTTCCCAGAACTTAACGAGTACGCGTGGCCGGAAAGGGGGTCAGCAGCCGAGCTCACTTCCCTCCTCCTCCAGGCAGGGAACCACAACCCGGTACCAGCCCCGCCCGGCCTTATAGAGGCATGCGATCGCCTCCTCCAGAGATACCCCAAGGCCCCAGTAGACGCGGTCCTCCGGTCGTGGGACACAGCAGAGTTAAAGAAAAGGCTGATGTATATCATCAGAACAGAAATCAAACGCGACGCCTCTCCAGGCGTCCCGTTTGCTGGTCTTGCTGTAACCAATGGGGATCTCATAGACAACCACGCTCGCACCTTAGTTGAATGTGCATATGAGCGGCTGATGCTCCTCTCCAGTGGAGTGGACCTCAGCCAAGCGACCGCGGTTGATTTGGTGGAGAATGGCTACTGTGATCCGGTTCGGCTGTTTGTAAAACAGGAACCACATAGCCGTCGAAAGATGAGGCAGCGACGTTATCGCCTGATATCATCGGTTTCTATAATCGATCAGGTAATAGAACGGCTGCTGTTTGGCTTTCAAAATCGTTATGAAATATCTATGTGGCATTCCATCCCCTCCAAACCTGGCATGGGATTGTCGCTAGAAGCCCAAACCCGTCTTTTATTCTCCGACATTAAGGCTAAGTCCAGCATCCGGAATGCTGCCTGTGCAGATATTTCCGGTTTTGACTGGTCCGTTCAAGAATGGGAGTTTGAAGCTGAGTTATACATGAGGCTCAGAATGATGGAGCCAAGCCTGGAAGGCAATCCGCGCCTTGAAAGTGCGGTGCGCAACAGGTTTGCGTGTTTCAGCCTCAGCCTGTTTCAACTGTCAGATGGAACCCTGATAGCGCAGTTGTTCCCTGGCATCATGAAATCAGGATCGTACCTAACGTCCTCCATGAACTCGAGGATCCGCTGCCTTATGGCGGAGCTCATTGGAGCCCCGTGGTGTATAGCCATGGGGGATGATTCAGTAGAGGGTTTCGTACCAGAAGCTGCTGCTAAGTACGCCGGCCTCGGCCATACTTGCAAGCAGTACGACCTCTGCCCTTTGGATTATGACGGGGAGTTAGAGAGCGTTGAGTTTTGCTCTCACCATATGGAAGAAGGGAGATCTTTCCTCATTCCATGGCCTAAGACTCTCTATCGGTACCTCAGTGTAAAGAATCCGCAGTTTTCAGACCTACAAGCTGAGCTCGGAACAAACCCCTGTTGGCCTAGAATTGTTAAATATCTGGAGTCGGTGCAATTGGCTCAACCGACAAAACAAGTCCAGTAAGATGGCCAACAACCCACGGCGGGGCAAAGCCCCCCTACCTAGACCTAAAGCTCGACGTTCTTCACGCCCGGCCCGCCCTCGTGCGGCGCCCATAGCTGTAAGTATGCGTGCCCCAGTCGCAGCGCCAAGAACCACCACACGCGGCTCTGGTCGCAACGGAACTCGTACGACTGTAGTACGAAATGAAGAGCCAATGGCCTTCATCACCTCCGCTGCCACCGCAAATCTCGAAGTGATAGGAGCGTTGCAGCTTTCAGCAGCTTCGACCTCCTTACCGTGGCTCGAACAAATCGGGTCCAATTACAGCCGCTATCGCTTCCGTTCCTTACAGTGCTGGTACGAGCCAGTCTGTTCCTCCACCACACCAGGTCAAATCACATTAGTGATGGTATTCGACGAAAATGATATTAGTGCCGTTACGAGCACCAACATCCTACAAACCGAGGGGAACCGTAAAGCTTCCGTTTGGGATCGTACAGATCTGGTAAGATACGACCCAAATCGTGCGCAACTCCGGTGGTACGTGATAAAACGCAACCCTGCGAACACCACGATAGCCAATATTTCCGTGCCTGCCTGGCTGCTTTTCTCCGCATTTTCTTCACAGATCTCAACCGGCTTAGGTCGTCTGATGTGTCGTTATGAAGTGGAATTCGACTCCGCTATCGCTCCTGCAATGCAAGGATAGGCTTAGAGCAACCTATCTTTTCCATCATCAGACCACTCCTTTGGACGGGGTGTTGCAAGAACAAATCCAGTGAACC